CGGGATTCTGCAAACTCACAATACGCGGATGATATTCCGTATCGATTTACCAAACGCTATCAGGTGACCGCGATTGATCAAGATCCTGATAGCACAATTGCAGATAAGATTGCTGCGCTACCTCTATGTAGTTACGATCGTTTCTTCACGGCAGACAATCTGAATCATGACGTATTTACCCTCTTCTTCTAGAAAGGAAGAACCATGCCAGGACCTCTTGTCTGGGATCAGGTTGGCGAGCGTCTCTACGAGACTGGCGTCGATCATGGTGTCCTCTACATTCCGGATGCAACCGGTGATTACAACACGGGCTTTGCTTGGAATGGTCTGACGACCGTTACCGAGTCGCCTAGTGGTGCTGAGGCTACCCCGATCTATGCGGACAACATCAAGTATCTGAATCTCATCTCTGCGGAGGAGTTTGGGGCCACCATCGAGGCCTTCACCTACCCCGAAGAGTTCGCGCAGTGTGATGGCTCAGCAGTTCCTCAGCCGGGCATCTCTGTTGGCCAGCAGGCTAGGTCTACGTTCGGCCTGAGCTACCGTACTCGAGTCGGAAACGACCTCGAGGGAGCAGATCTGGGCTACAAGCTCCATCTGGTCTATGGCGCGGTGGCCGCACCGACCGAGAAGGCCTATGCAACCATCAACGATAGCCCTGAGGCCATCACCTTCAGCTGGGAGATTAGCACGACCCCGGTTGCCGTGACTGGACTCAAGCCTACCTCGGTGATCACGATCGATTCCACCGTGGTGGACCCGACCGAGCTGGCTGCCCTCGAGGCAATTCTGTATGGGGCAGTGGCGACCGAGCCCTCGCTGCCTCTCCCGGACGAGGTCATCGCCCTCTTCCCCGGTGGAGTCACGGCGGCCGCAGCAAAGACCAAGACCGCCGAAAAGAAGTAAGTGAAAGGGGACTAGAGAGTGCTCACTATTGTTGTTCCAGGAATCGAATTGTTTGACGAAGTAGCCCAAGAGTTCGTCAATGCTGAAGGTTTCATCCTGGAGCTTGAGCACTCTCTAGTCTCCCTGTCAAAATGGGAGTCAAAATTCGAAAAGCCCTTTTTGTCTAAAGACAACAAGACAAATGAAGAAGTCCTTGAATACATCAAGGCTATGATTTTAAATCCAAATTTTCCCCCGGAGGTAATTTCCCGTTTATCTCGGGAAAACATGGACGAGATTACCAAGTACCTTGATGCAAAAATGTCGGCCACATGGTTCAGCGATACTAAAGTTACGCCCAGGAATCGCGAAATCATCACAGCAGAACTTGTTTACTACTGGATGATCTCTTTGAACATCCCAATGGAGTGCCAATACTGGCATCTCAATCGACTTTTCACCCTCATCAAGATCTTCAACATCAAGAACGCTGCCCCGAAGAAGATGAGTCGAAGTGAAATCGTAGCAAGGAACCGTGAACTTAACGCACAACGTAAAGCCCAATACGGCACAAGCGGTTAAGAAAGGAGGCCCTCACAATGACCCGACTTGTCTGGAATCAACAAGCTCAGATCAAGTATGAGAATGGAATTGATCGAGGCGTCTTCTATCCGAGTGATGGACCGGGCGTTGTTTGGAATAGTTTGCTCACTGTCGAAGAGTCCCACGTCGGTGGTGATCAAATAGCCTATTATTTCGATGGCGTAAAGACCCTCGACATGGTTACGCCTAAGAATTATCAGGCAAACATCACAGCATTGACCATTCCGAAACAAGCTGAGACTGCAATTGGGTTTCATTCCGTGGTTCCGGGGTTCATCCTTACAAGGCAGCCTCGAGCTCGGTTCGGATTGTGTTATCGGACGTTGATTGGCGACTTCGGCTACAAGATTCACATCGTTTACAACGCGCTTGCGACCAGAACGGATAGTCAACACGAAACAGTGTCTGATTCTCCATCAGCAGAAGAATTTGCATGGTTGATTGACGCTGTGCCGCCACCGTCCGACACATATCGGCCTTCCGCACATTATATTCTGAATTCTTTAGAGATGGACCCGAATGCTTTAGACGTACTTGAAGATATTCTGTATGGGAATGACAGGAATGATGCGCGTCTCCCAACACCCGGAGAAATTATTGGACTTACATCGCCTTGGAACCCTATATACATCGTCCCGCAGGCGGTAACGGGTCTAGCGCAGCTAGTTCCAGGAATTGGCGACCTGTATGAAGGCGAGATAGATGGTTTGCTTCGCGCTTTGCCATCCACACGCTTGATCCCATCATCTATCAGCGGCCTTTACCGATTGGAGTAATCATGGCTTATGATCTATACCCTGCTGTAGATCCAACGTATAATTTCCCAGTTGAAGTTCGCCGAGCTTTGGCGGCATCGCCAGAACTCCGCAGTCTAGTCATCCCAATGACCACCACGACGCGTAATAATCTTACGGCTGGCGAGAAGTGGGACGGCCGTGTTATTGCAAACACGACCATTGATCGGCTTGAGCGTTACGACGAGGGTACTGCGGCTTGGCTGCAAATTGCTGAGCAATCGGATATTCTGGCCTTTGTTAACACGGTGGCTATTGGACGTAACAGATTCCAAAACGGTGATTTCTCGGTTAATCAACGAGGTTATAACTTCTCTACTTCTCCGTCTATGAACAGCGGAGTGGTCACCACTTATGATAGGTGGCACGGCCAGGCTGTTGGCGGTGCGTGTGTCATGCGTCAAAGCGATACCTCAACAAATGGTGAAACTGGATTGCCCGAATCGCCAAAAAGTTTCCTTAGAATCGAAATCGCTAGCCAGGTGGGGGCGGCAACTGAGTTTGTTACTTTTGCGCAACCTATCGAAGGTGTTAGAACTCTTGCGGGAAAAACGGTAACTCTTAGTTTCTGGGCGAGAGCATCAACTCCGGTCCCTAAGAAAATTGGCGTTGAAGTAGAGCAATACTTTGGAACAACGGGTTCTGCTGCCCGACAGACACCAGTTGGTACCATTACCGTTACCACTAGTACGTGGGTCAGGTATAGTCTTACGTTTACCGTTCCTGTAATATCTCCGGCATTGATGGGCGGCGCTAACGATAATGTAAAGATCAATTTCTGGCTGTCCGCTGGAGCAAACTATGCTGCTCGTGCTTCGAATATTGGAACCCAAAATGGGAATTTCGAGTTCTGGGGCATGCAGCTGGAGCTAGGCAATGGCGCCACCATGTACGAGCAAAAGACTTATGCCGAAGAGCTGCGAGCATGTCAGCGATACTACTGCGAGGCTGGGAGTCGGACTGGTGCTCCTGGGCAGATTTTAACACAATACGGTACCGCCCAAGGTACTAAGGATGCTGTTGCTACATTCCAATATCCGGTGCCTATGAGGCGACCTCCGGGCTTGAGTTACTCCGGCACCTTCTTCTGGTCTGATCGTATAGCTAACTACAATGTTGGTTCGTTGGCAATGAGTACCGCGTCAGCGTCTAGTTTACTTATAGCCGATATAAACTGTGGGTACATGACTCCCGACATGGTGCCATACCGCCCAGGGGCGATGTTCGGTAATGCCCCAGGGTCAGTTCTCCAATTCAGTGCAGAATACGTTTAACCAGGAGGAAATTATGGCTGATTCTTATCTCACTATTTCAGTGATTGCTAGAGACAACAATATGATGAACCGAGTTACTGCATGTGCAGCGCAGCAGGGTGTTTCCAGTCCTGGTGGATGGGCTGGTCAGTATGCTTACGAATGGGCAGCTGCACCTGGTTGGGCTGAAAAGTGGGATTATGCTGTTGCCGGTGCGGTTGAGGAGCCCGGTGCAGATCCGGCCGTCATCACCGATGGCGATATTCTCGCTCAGATCCAGTCCATGATGGAGCCTGGAAACTAACGAATTGGTGGTACTCCATGACTAGACTTGTATGGGATAAGGTTGAAGATCGGACATACGAGACCGGAATCGACCACGGCGTCCTATATTTCCCCGTTAGTGGTGGAGTTGCTTGGAATGGTCTCATCTCTATCGACGAATCTCTCGGTGGAGATGGGGCTACTCCAGGATATTTTGACGGGGTAAAGCAACGAGACATGCAGACTACTGGTGATTTTGAAGGTACGCTAAATGCTTTCACATATCCAGATGAATTCATGGCCTTCGAGGGTTACGGCGAGCTTGGCGACGGATCGTATGTTGATGATCAGCAAGCACAAGTTTTTGGCTTGTCATATCGCGTTATGATCCCGCCCACCACAGCCTATCAACTCCATCTTCTATACAATCTCACCGCTGTATCTGGTGAGAGATCCTACGAAACCCTGAGTGATTCACAATCTCCTATGGAATTCTCATGGGCGCTTGCTGGGGTCCCAGAAACAGCTCCAAACTATCGTTCTACAGGGCATATTATTCTAGATTCTCGGTATCTCAATGAAGATTTGCTCAATGCAATAGAAGATATTATCTATGGGACAGATACCACAGAGCCGAGACTTCCACGATTGTCTGATCTGATCGATTTGGCTCTTAGTTGGGCTCCGAAGATCATCAGTCAATCCACGGCAGGCCCATCTCGTGGGGTATACATCCTTGCCAATGGTGTTGGCGATCTTTCCGAGTCTAATATTGATGGGATCTACTTCCCGCTCCCCACCACAAGGTTGGTCGAGACTGATATTGATGGTCTGAATCGGTTGGTCCCATGATCACAGTCCATTCATCTGGCGATTTCAACAACACTGAGAAATTCCTAAACCGGGTCACTGCTGGAAACATATTTCAGATTCTCGATCGCTACGGTCAGGTGGGTGTCCACGCCCTTGCGAGTATGACGCCAGAGGATAGTGGAGAAACTGCTGCATCTTGGTCCTATGAGATTGTCCGAGGTGGAGGTGAGCACGCCATCATCTGGAACAACAGTCACGTGATTAACGGTCGCCCCATCGCCATTCTAATTCAATATGGCCATGGTACAAGAAACGGGGGGTATGTGGTCGGACGCGATTACATCAACCCTGCGCTACGGCCTATATTTGACGACATCGTCAACAAAGTTTGGAAGGAGGTGACCACAGCATGAGTAGTGTAGACAGTCGTATTGTAACCATGAAGTTTGACAATGCCCAGTTCGAACAGGGTGCGTCAACCACCATGAGTACGCTTGACAAGTTGAAGGCCAGCCTCAATTTCTCTGGAACCGGTGGTGGATTAGAGAATCTTACTGGGAGTCTTGCCGCAACCGACGGTCATGTCTCCAAACTCTCGGCGGGATTTGTTGCTCTCGGCACTATAGCCATTACAGCAATTTCTAACATCACCACCAAGCTAATCGGCATGGGCACTGAGATGTACAAGTCCTTGTCTGGCATTAACGCTATGAAAGATGGGTTTGCCGATTATGAGTTGAAAATCGGGGCTACCCAGACCATCATGGCTGGTACTGGCGAGAGCATTGGCACGGTCAGTAAGTATCTGAAAGAGCTTGACGAGTACGCAGACGATACCATTTACTCGCTAAGCGACATGACTAGTAACATCGGTAAGTTCACCAACGCCGGTGTTGATCTGAAGACAGCAACTAATGCGATGAAGGGTGTCGCAAACGTCGCTGCTCTCTCGGGAGCTAATGCTGAAGAAGCATCTCGAGCAATGTACAACCTTGGTCAGGCCATTGGTAATGGCACGGTCAAGCTCATGGACTGGAAATCAGTCGAGCTTGCTAACATGGGCACCAAGGAATTCAAAGAGCAGCTAATCGATGCCGCTGTTGCTGCGGGGACATTGACCCGTGGTACAGATGGGGTTGCTAGGTCTGCTAAGGGTGCCATAGTTGACTACAAGACATTCAACGGTACTTTGGCTGAGGGTTGGCTTACTTCAGAAGCTTTGACAGATACTCTTGGTAATTACGCCGATAGGACCACCGATATTGGCAAGCGTGCCTATGCGGCGGCTACTGAGGTCAAGACCTTCAGTATGATGATGGAAACGTTGAAGGCTGCTGCAGGTACTGGGTGGACTGACACGTTCGAAATTCTCATTGGTAATCTGCCAGAAGCTACTGAGTTGTGGACCGGTCTTACAAACACCATCGGCGGTTTCATTGAGAAGTCGGCAGACGCCCGTAATAAGGTGCTTGGGGACTGGAAAAAGCTGGGCGGTCGTACAGACCTGATCGACGGAATTAAGAACATCTTTAACGGTCTAATGAGTGTTCTCAAGCCGATCGGGGAAGCGTTCCGATCTATATTCCCAAAGTCAACTGGTAAGGAGCTCGCAGATCTAACGGAAAAGTTCCGAGAGTTCACCTCACATCTTACACTGAGTGGGCCTGCGGCCGAGAACTTGAAGCGGATTTTCAAGGGTCTATTCTCGGTCTTCTCGATTGTTTGGCAGGTCGTCAAGGGCGTCTTCAGCGCTTTCGGTACCTTGTTTACAGCGATTCGGGAAGCGATTGGTGGCGGTGGAGGAGGAATCCTTGCGTTTGGCGCTCATATTGGCGATATTGTAACGAATTTCGATGCTTGGTTGAAGCGTACGAATTGGATTGGCACGGCGCTTAAGGCTGTTGGTACTGCTATCGGTACTGTGGTTGGTCATATTTCAGCACTTGCTGGAGCATTCATCGCGCTATTCACTGGGGACACTACGCCATGGCTCGATAGTCTTACTTCCAAGTTCAAGGAAGCCGGACCTATTATTGCTGAGCTACGTGGGATTATTGAA